GCATTAATGAAGATCGGCCAACCGGATACGGTCTATATCGTTGTAGGCACAATCCTGCATTATGACGGTCTGCTAAACAACCTACTGAAAAAACCAGGGTGGAAGGGGCAAAAATTCAAAGCGGTCTTGAAATTCTCGCAATCAAAGCTGTGGGACGCATGGGAGGCGATCTTTTCAGATATTACCATCGGCAAGGACGAGGCGGAAAAACGGGCCGACACTTTTTTTAATCAGCATAAAAAAGAAATGCTCGCAGGCACAGAGGTGCTATGGCCGGAGCGGGAAAGCTACTATTATCTGATGAAAATGCGCACCTCGGAAGGATACGCATATTTTGACTCGGAAAAACAAAATGAGCCTATCAATCCGGAAGATTGTCTTTTTCAGGAGGCATGGTTTCAGTTTTATGACGATGAAGACGTAGATCTTACCGGCCTTCCATATGCGGGCGTTGTCGACCCCTCTATGGGCAAGAAGTCAAAGCGGCATGACCCGTCGGCGATTATGGCCGGAAAATACAAGGACGGAAGGATATACCTGACCGTTGCGGATATCGAGAAACGGCATCCCGACAAGATTATAATGGACATACTCGCATATCACGAGAGAGAGCGGTTTCAGCAGTTTGGCGTGGAGACCATACAGTTTCAGGAATATTTCAAGGACTCGCTGGTCAAGGAGGCCCACAAAAAAGGTTTGACGCTGAATGTGGTAGAAGTGAAGCCAAATGTGGATAAGCTTCTGAGAATACAGACATTGCAGCCCTGGATCAAAAACGGCTGGATTCTGTTCCGGAGGAATATGCGCGAACTGCTAACCCAGCTTATGCATTATCCCATGGGCGATCATGATGACGGACCCGACGCACTGGAGATGCTCAAAAGCATGATCGAGGCGGGGCTTATATCGGCCGTGTCGGTATCGGCCGAGACATCAGACGATGATTACCATGCCGAGAGGCCGGGCGGGAGAATAAATCGTTTAAATTCTTTGAGTCGTTCAAACCGTTCAAGGGGTTTATACAGCAGGAGGGCAGCATGAAACTGATAGAATGGGCAGCACAGAAAATGCTGGGCAGCGCTATAAATACAATGGTTAACGATCGTGTAACAGAACAAATCAAGGCGGCGTCATCATCATCACTATCCGCTCCGACGCTTGAGGATATACAGTGGAGAAAACTAACGGGCAACGCAGATCGGGAGCTTCTTCCTGTAACGCAGGACAGGATGATAGAAATTGCTTACTGGCTCTGGGAGACAAACCCTCTTGCGGGATGGCTTGTTGATGTGACAACGGCATTTATACTTGCCGAAGGCATGCCGTACGAGGCGAAGCATGAAGATACAAAGGCTGTATTGGATGGATTTTGGCACGATCCGATAAACCGTATGCCTCTTTATTTTCCGAAGCACGTCAACGAGCTTCAGATATACGGCGAATTATGCCTCCCTGTATTTACCGCACAGCAGACAGGGCGTACACGATACGGCTATATTGACCCCGCCAACATAGATCAAGTTATAACCGACCCGGACAATGTTCGGATGGTTATCGGCGTACTGACGAAGGGTTGGACAGGCATGGCCGGGGGTTACACCATAACGAGCGATCCGAAAAAATATATGACCATTCTTCCCGATGATGCCGATTTCTTATTATCTCCCAAAGCAAAATGGCTGAGAGAACAGTTTACGGATGGAGAGTGTTTTTATTGGTCTATCAACAACGTGACCAATTCGCCGAGGGGCAGATCCTCATATCTATCTGTCGCTGATTGGCTCGATGTATATGAACAGTTTTTATTTGATTATAGCGATAAATGGCCCCAGTTTAATTCGTTTGTGTGGGATATGAAGGTCGAAGGTGGTGATAATTCGGCCATTCAGGAACAATTAAATAATTTCAGCAAAAAATCAGGATCTGTATTCGGACATAACGAGAAAGTATCTTTAAATGCAATAACGCCTGATCTCAAATCTGCCGATGCAGCAGAGGGGGCAAGGCTCTTCAGAAATCATATACTGGGGAGATGGGGGTTTCCGGAACATTGGTTCGGCGGCGGCGGGGATGTCAACAGGGCAACGGCATCTGAAATGGATCAGCCGGCGCTAAAGGTCATGAGTCAGAAACAACTTAACGTTAAATACATCCTCGAGGACATGCTCGGTTACGCAATCAGGCGGGCACGAGAGGCACGGTATCTCAGGGTAAGTGATGAAGATGCTGTGTTTACGATAATGACACCGGAAATGGGCACAAAAGATATTGCAAAAATGAGCACAGCGGCTCAGCAGATAGGAACTGCACTGGTGAGTGCAGAAGTTCAAGGCTGGGTTGATAAGGACACGGCCCGAAAGATATTTGCAAGCGTTGTGGCATTTACGGGCGTTGATATGAATTTTGAAGAGATAAAAGACAACCTGGAAAAACAAGAATCGAGCAGAGGATATGAAGATTATAAAAAAGGTAAACCGGACTTGAAGGTGGCAAATGCCGATTAAAATGAATATTGCGCTGTGGGCGTTTTTAAAAACAAATGAGGGCAAGAGGCCGTGTGTTTTCATTGACACCTGTTATAACTATGTCAACGGCGATTTGGGAAGGACAACAAGGTAGGCGCAAGGTGAAAGTGACGGACGAGATAAAGCGCCGGCTAAAAGATAAAGATATGAACATTGCCGACGGACGTGAGGCCATGTTGAATATTATGAAAGACCTGCACGGGCAGACAATGAACGAATTAGGCCGGGCCGCCCTCGGATCGTGGGATAGTTATTACCTTAAAAACCTGCTGAATACCCTGGAAGACAAGATGGCTGAATATGAGAGTAAGGCAACGGCCGAGCTGTCAGGGTTGCTGAATAGCGCATGGGGCAAGGGAGTTGGGCTCGTGGATGCCGCATTCAGGGCCGTCGAATTATCTGCCGGAGGTTTCCGGATATCGACCGGTGCGCTTGATGTTTTAAAGGATTACTCAAACGGATATCTTGAAAAGATGTTCGGGGATGCCTGGCATGGTATCAAGGGAGAAATTACCCTGGGGATGCTCGGCGCAAAAACTCCACAAGAAGTGGCAAAGGCGATAGGCATGACTATTGATTCCGGTAAGTTTGGTAATATTGCCTTGCGTGCAGAGACAATAACACAAACCGAAATGGGCAGAATATTTTCAGCGGCGACACAATTTCGTATGACAGAGGCCGCTGCATATGTAGACGGTCTCGAGAAACAGTGGATACACGCCGGGCATCCGCACATGCCCCGTATATCCCATGTCATGGCACACGGGCAGCATGTGCCGGTAGATCAGCCGTTCAAAGTAGGCGGATTATCAATAATGCACCCCAGGCATCCGAATGCGCCGATAAGCGAGGTAATCCATTGCGGGTGTGATCATGTGCCGTATCATGCGAGTTGGAATGATGAACTGAAAGATGCCGGGTTTGTGTCATACGGAACAACCAGATATGAGGCTGTTGATAATTTTGTCCGGCAAGGCCTGAAGACTCAGGAGTTTAGAGACTTTTATCATGGGAAAAGGACGGGAAATTTCCCGGTAGCAACATTGGACAATAATTTACAAAAGGAGCTAACTGCAAAATCAGATATAGTAATGCTCAGCAACGAAACATTGTCGAAAAATAAAAAGAACCATCCGGACTTGACCATTCGCGATTACAGACATATCCCGGACATTATTAATAATTCACAAATAGTGATTGAGAAGGAAAAACGCAACCTTGTTTTTATTGAACGGGGAGAGAAAGATTATTTTGCAGTGGTGAAAGCGGTTCACATGAAAAACGAGCTTTATCTGACATCCTTCAGATTTACTAACGAAAAAGACATTATAAACGAGATGAAGAAAGGAAGACTAATAAAAAATGTACTTTAAAAATATTAAAAGCTTCTCTGGAAGGACCTCCGTTTCCCTTCAACTCCAATCTGCCGGGAGCAGACGGTACGGCTGGAGGATTCACCGTGTCAAAGAAGCTTTCAATAATAGTTTAGCACAGATGGAAGATTTGTCAAGAATCAAAATAAGGAGGTAACAAACATGGCCAATGTACAGCAAAAACAGTTAGAGGGATTGAAGTTTAGGACATCAGAAAGGAAAGAGGTTGCAGGTGATGACGGGGCAAAAAAAATAAAACTTATACCCGTAGTGCGTCCCCTTGTTCTCGACGATATTCTTAGCCAGAGGGACGATGGGGATTCGTTTCATGTCGTAACAAAGGATGGAAAAAAATATGACATTCCGAAAAACCCGGCGAAAGAGCCGGCAAAGGAGGGTTAACTAATGCTGAGCTTCAGCGAGATACGGAAAGCGCTTTGTGATGCGTTTACTGCGGCCTTTCCGGATTCAAGGGGTGATATGGTTGATATTTATATCGATCACTGCATTATATCCGACGGGACCGGGGCTTTGTTCGAGGTGCCCTACACTATCGATGAAAACGGCAAGGTTGTAACCGGGGACATGGCAAAGGTACGGCGACAGGTGGATTATGTGCGAGTGAATGCTGCTGCCCGTCTGCTTGCTGCATCTGATTCTGATGACACTCCTGATGCCGAAAAAGGTTTTAAGTGGCAGGTCCAGATCATCGAAGCAGGACTGGATAAAGCCGGGCTGTTCGATTATCCTCTTGCGGTACTGCATGCTGCCGCAAATCTCTATGAAGGTGCGAAGGTTTTTGCTCTGTCGCAGGGGCAGCATGACAACCCGAAAAATCCTATGGGGAAATCTGTTCGGGATCTCGTGGGGTGGCTTTCCGATGTCAAACCGAATGCAACCGGTCTTGAGGGCAGTTTGAATATAATAAAAACCGCTGCATGGCTGCGTGATGCATTGATTGATTCGTTTGCACGTGGCAAACAGGATTTGATCGGCTTGTCTCATGATGTAGTCGGTTATGTACCGAAAGGCAAAAAGACCGTTGAGGTCATAGCCGGGGTTGATAGTGTCGATGTTGTGTATAACCCCATCGGAGGGGGTAGATTCATACGAATGGCCGCAGCCGCACAGGCAGGCCCAAAAAAGGAGGAACACATGATAAAAAAACTTTTGGCTGCCTTACAGGCGGCACGGCCCGACGAGTATCAGAAGCTTGTTGATGCGGGTACTCTCGAAACAATCACGGAAGATGAGGTCATCTCATTGCTGTCCGCTGCACCGGTTGTCTCATCAAAATCCGATTCAGGTTCTGATGAGATCAAGGCGCTCCTCGAACAGACCCGCAT